ACGCGAATCATCTGATTAGCTTCGTCAAGCTTTTGCGTGAGCATGACATTTTGCTGAGTAGTCGTTTCTAGCTGTGCTTGAGCCCAGTTTTGAGCGTTCTTTGTAAGCTCGTCAAGGACGTTATTGCTATGAGGAAAACTAAAAATAAAGTCGTTTTGCGAAGCTCCTTGGATTTTTTGACCGTTTGTGTCGCTAGCCAAGGAAGTTAAGTAATCGGAAGCGATGTCGACATCGATGTCTGAAGCGATTGCTAGTTCAGTGGGACTAATAATTCCACGGTTGCGGTTGTATAGAGCCCTGAAAGCTCCCGCTACTTGACCACTGGTTGTCAGACCCTCTTCTTCCTCGTATCGACGTTTCTCGATGACTGCTGCTCCAGCTAATGCACCTCCGGTAAAAGATAGAGGAGCAGCAACAAAATTAGGACTGATAAAAATAGCCAGGACACTAGTAATACCACCGATTGCAATGGTGCCCGTGTAGCAATTAATCAGGCGAGTCATGTTTTTGGAAAGAAGTTTCCCACTTCTCAAAGTCTGGTTCTTGGGCAAACTCCACCGGGTTGGGGAGACGCTCAGGACCATGAGAAGCGCGATCAGAGCTTAAGTCATAAGGCTTGAGACGTAAACCTTTGATAGCAGGGAGTCCCTTAAGAATAGTTGTAGAACAGTGAGGAAGTTTCAGGATGTTATTCAGAGTTTCCATAGTTCTTTCTACGAAACGAGGTTTCGCAGCAGGTTTGTAACCACACGACTTGCAGTAGTTGGCGTAACTAGCAAAGAGTTCTGAGTATGCATTTTTAACGTACATACCTTTTTCAGATTCGTCGGTGCTAGGTCTCGCAGCTCCACGACCAACCACCGTGGAAGAGTTAGGAGCATATAGACAACACTCTGCCATCCAAGAGACATAAGGGTTGTTGAACACAAGAGCGTCGATGTTTGTTCTCGCTAGCGACGGCGCATGTTTAACAGGGTTAGCTAAGGTGTCTCGCATTTCGTCGTAGCCCATCGACAGAGCCCAACTTACGATTCCAGGCATTTCAACAGCAAATTCACCTTCGAGTCGATCGTCATAGACGTCTAAAAGCTGTCTTCGTTTGCTCGGTTTTACAACTTTATCCATGATTATCGTTAGTCGACGACGCTCAAGACCACTTGTGGAATCGTTAGAACTGATGTGTTCGTTAGAGGCTATACACACTAAACACTCGGGTTTAAAACTAATAATTTCTTTTCCATATTTACGTTCAGCTCGGAGAGTATCAGAAGCAGACGTAAGTTTTTTTAGTACGTCCATTCTTTTGTTGTAGTTTGATTCGTCAGTAAGAAGTAGAAGACGTTTACCTATGAGGTTATATGTCTCGAACTTGTTCATTTCAATAAGTTCGAGGCTCGATGTATGAGTACTTCCGAAACCAGCCAGTGCAATCATTAACTGTTGCATGGTTGATTTTCCTGTTCCACCAGGACCAACTAGATGTAAAAACTTTTCGCCAGACGTGTATCCAGTAAGAATAGCTCGACAAAATGCCTGGATTAATTTTTCTTGATTAGGACGAAGAGAATCCTTCATCCATTGAAGAAATTTAGGACAGTCTGCATTTTCATCCCAGTCATAAAAAAGACGACTGCGGAAATAAAGATCTTTATTTTTACCTTCTTCGAACTCGAACGTTTCGCTGTTTAGAGCGCCATTAGAAAAAGGTATGTATTTTTTGCCCGTTGCAAAAACACTTGTGCGACCGCCGTCAAGCGACTTCAGCATACGTGCTTGCAGCATTGAATAAACACTGTTCACTGTGGCAGAGCTGTATTTAGGGAGAACACCTGCTGCAACAAAAGTGTCAAGAGCTTTTACAATCCTCCTTTTGATGTGCATTTCATCTTGTACGTACCATGTTCCTAGATCTGTATCATAAGTATAAAAATTATCATGTGTGCTGTCGTACAAATAATCATCGCCTTGGTTTGTAGCAATGAGCTCAGCTACATCATTCTCTGCGAAAGAACGCTGTTGTTGTTGTGTGTTAGATAAATTGACTAGCTGTGCTGGTGTTTGAGGAGTTGACATTTGTTTTTGTGTTGTTGATGTTGATGTTGATGTTTTCACCGTGGTAGGTGAAGGGATGTCGGTTGAGAACTCTTCGATATTCAGAATCGAGTTTCTTGGAGCGGGCTTAGTTTTTTTAAGATTCGCTTTTGTCTCAGCCGTCGCGACATTGTCGAATGTTTTCTTGTCGCATTTCTTGAGTCGTTTCCAAGCAGCAAGTTCTTTGTGCTCTGAAGCCATTACCACGGAGGGCATGACTGACTCGACATCCCTGATGCTGTCAATGATTCTATTGAATTTTCCGTCAACCTCCGCAGGGTACTGATAGACAGCATAGAACACATCATGTGCTACTGTCAATGGTGAGACGTTTGAAGTGATATTGTTTTCATTTAACCAGTTAGTCCAGCCTAAAATTTCTTTGATGGCTCTTGTGACGGCTGCAGACCTATCATCAACAGACTCACCATCAAGAATGTCCCTTACTGACTTAGATAAAAGTTTTACAAAATCTGTGCCTGATTCTGCAACATTAATGTTTTGTAGGGCTTGGCCTACATTACCTTTGTCTCCTTTATCTTCCTTTGGTAGTGAAAAATAATGTTTATATGCTTGATCTATTTTGTCTGATGGTATGTATCTATCTGTAATAGTAAGAATATCAGAAGGCGTTTTAGCGCCATAGAAAAGATTAACAGCCTGAGTTGCCCTGATATCAGAACCAGGAATGTCTTTAGCTACTGCGCGAACAAACCATTGATAAAATTCTGGATCACTAATTTCTTTTTCAAGACCAAAAACTAATCTAAATCGCGGCCAAGTTTTTGATGTTGACGGTGAGTTGTAAGCAAGGGAGAGATATTTTTTACAGATTTCAAGTTCTTGAGCTTGTTGAAAAGTAAGTTCTTGCTTTTGAACTTTGTTTCCTTCTTCGTCTTTATGATCAGCTTGATTGTCAATATCAATAATAATTAATCCAGCTTTGATCGGCGCGGTGTTATTTTTTTCTCGCTTACCATCAATTAAATGCCAAGCGCATAATCCGTGACTCTTAGTAACTTCAGAAGCAATTGAAGTAGCATTTAAACTTTGTGCGACCCAACCATAATTGAAAGCACTGAAGTTACCTCCTTGTTCAATTTTGCCTGTACGCTTATCTAACGCACTCGCTACTGCAGAGTTTATTGAACAAACAAAATTCATTGGAATGCGTGTCGTGACGGTAGTCTGCCTCATTTCGGGCGTCCCGGCACCCATTTAACTTACTTTTAAGTTTACGTTTCTTAAGGCTTTGTCTTTGTTTCGGTGAAGTATTTGTCGACTAAGGCGAGCCATGCAGCCTCATCCTTTTCAACTTCAGATTCACCGAAGGTAAATACTTGAGTTTCGTATTCCTTTAAAGGGGTGGAAACAATGATTTGAGTCTTACTAATTTTAATTCCTAAACATGTCTCAGCTGCAAGTTTATATGCAGCTAATTGAAGTCTTGTTTTCTTTGCTTTGAAAACTCCTGATATCAAAGCTTTTTTTGTTTTTTCATCTACATTTGTTTTCTTGTTAGGGAATCTAGTGCTGTATGGACCTGCACTTGTTTTAAAGTCGGCAAGAATTATTTCTGCATTGCTGTCCATGTAAATAAGATCACAGCAGCCTGCATAACCTTGTTTATTTTTTTGATCGTAATAAAAAATTCTGCCAACTCCATCATCACCTACATATTTTGACCAGCTTGGTTGATTGAAGGGACGCTCCGACCAGAGAACTCGACCTCCGTCGAGCAAATCATCAACGCGCTCTGGCATCCCGCGCCAGAACGGTTCATACTTTTCAGGAGGTACAACTCTCAGACCACGCAGGTGGTTTTCAACGCTGTTGTGTATGAAGTTTCCTCGTTCTGCAGCTTCGTCTGCTGCTCCTGGATTCATTACATTCCAGTGAGCTAACTTTTGTTGAGTCTTTGCAGACTGCGTGGCACTTAGGATAGAAGTTACTGAAGGAAGGTAGTCAGGTACACCAGGGCACAAATAGTGACGAAGACCGTTGATTGTTTTTCTGGTGTCTGACATATCTCAGAACGATTCGAGAGAATCGTTTTCGCTCACTTCTGTTCGTTCTTCTACAAAGAATTCAGACTTCTGATAATCAAATTCTTTATTACGTTGCTCTAATTCATTCAGAAGACAAAGACCTGCGGAGAACGAGTCAGCGACTATTTCTGCTACGACATTTGCTTCCCGCGCATCCCCACGGTGGTCTACACACTCCTGCAGAAGTTGATTGCTGATTAGAAGCGCAGCAATTTTTTCTAGTGCTTTGTTCGTTTTCTGCTGTTCTTCGATGTATTGAGTCAGCAGAAGTTGTAAGCGTCCTTTCACTTTAAGAAAAAGGTTGCGGTCGCTGCCAGTTTACATCGAAGTTTATGTTTGTATGTTTGTCATTCGCTTTCAATTTGTCGAATATAAACCACGCAGAAGTCACAGAGTCCTTTGCTTTCTTCTGATCCGCACGAAATTCAGGGCGCGGATTCAAAATTACTAGGTTACTTAACGGTCTTTTCCTCAGAAAGTCGACTCTTTTTCTCGTCGGTTCTAAGAAGGTGAGCCTGTCTAAAATTATGAGTCCACGTTGAGCGAGCTCATAGCCCGGATCTAGCACCCAATCCAAGGAGTCTCCCATGCCTTGCGTTATCGCTATGGTCCAGTCGAATACAGGCAGTTTCTGCCACCAATCTTTTTCAATATGATTTGAAAAATCTGAAGCTCTGATCGTGTCGCAAACTCCTGCATTCTTAAGTTGTTTTTCGAGGCATCCTTCTAAATCAGTAGGTAGTACAACCTTTCCGCTGATTATTTCTAAATTCAAAATTGGATTTAAAATCTGTTGTGGGACCTTGTAGAAGCTCATGGAATCTGAAAATCTTGTCCGTCGCTTAAAAGATTATATGTCTATGGAGTCAGAGTTCTACCATTTAAAATTTATTGAGAAAACAAAGAAGCTAAGAGACGTAGATGAGTTACATGAAATCATAGACTTAATTCATGCAAATTATTTAGTTCAAAAACAATTGTTTAGAGAACTTGCTAAGCACATGGCCTCTGAAGGTTATCCGCTGCCTTCTATAAAAAAACTTTTGACCAAATAAAAAGACGGGTGTTGCGGCACCCGTCTAGTTTCTCTCCCGATTAAATCATACTTCTAGACCAGCTGCTTTGAGTGCTTCCTTCTGTTCCTTAGTCAGTTCTTTAGGTTTGTCGGACTTAGGTTCTGGAGGTGCCACCTTAGGTTCGCCCGCTCCAGCAGGAAGAGCGCCAAGACCTTGCGTCTTAGCGTTTTCAAGTTGAGGGTGAGCTTCATCGAAAGCAGCTTTGATTTCACTGTGGTCCGTTCCAAGAGGTAGCTCGACCAGATTTGCACCGGAGATATGACTACGAAGTGAAGCTGATACCAGCTCTCCTCCATCGCCATTGAGCCATGTTCCAATATCTTTGATAAGACTCTCTTCTTCGTCACCTTTAAACGGTCGATCAGAGAATTCTAAGACATTGTAATTAACCTTTCCGATGTCAGCTCCAGTAGCTTGATCAGTCTGAGTGAAGCTACGTTGCACAAACTTAGTAGCTGTTACGACTTCCGCCACATTGATACGGTTGTTATACAGCGTCTGGAAGTAAGAAATGAAATTTTTCTGACTGCTCTTACCAGAGATAACGCTAGTTGAAACGCATCGAGGAGGAAGCAAACGATGAGAAGGAGAAACCCCAATGTAGGCAATCCGAATGAACTCCTCGTGGGAGCGCATTCCCAGATTTCCGTAGAAGGGAGTAAACCCGAGGAGAATAAACTCAATGGGAATACCGTTGTCGTTAGAATCTGTGATCGCTTGATCGGGATCGTTATCACTCTTCCATCGACGTTGCTGAAGATCGATGCGTAGAGTGTGCGGAGGGACTTGGCAGAGAATTTCATCTGCCGCAAATTTACCTGCGATAAATACCATGATCAGAGGTTGAAATCGATTGAACCGAGAGCCGCTGCTGCAACTTGACCTTTTTCAGGGTCTGCAGCTTTTTTGGGCGCGGACTTCGTGCCCTTAGGTAAGTAGAGAATTTGGTCTGCTTGATAGTTCAGATACTGTTTAGAATCTTTTTCACTCGTGCTTACACGACCGACTGCGATCGTCGGTGTGCCGTTGGGTAGTTCAGCCAGCTGAGTAGAAAGCTCGTTCCACGCAGTAAGTTTGAACCAATTGGTTTCTTCTTCGCCAGGAACCTGCCACGCAATCGATCGATTTGTGACTGTCGACTCGCCGACTTCATTTTCTTGAGACTTAGGACCTAAGCCACCACAAGCCATAAAAGCGTTGACGGCGAGAAGGTCGGAAAAATTTTCTTTGGAAATTACCAGCATCGGCTGCATCACAAGCACACCGTCAGGCGTGGGTTTAACAGGACCGAGTGCTAGAACCTCTTGCTTTTCCTCAAGTTTCTGAAGAAGCTTACCAACGTAGTGATCAGCTTTTTGAATGAGTTGGACTTTAGTCAGTACACGTTTGTTGGATGAAGGCAACGCCTCTGCAATAACATTGGCTTTGCCGTCCTCAAGGATCGCCTTGTCGGTGATCCTTATCCCCAATAAGAAGACGTTCATTTTTGAGAGCTCTGTAAATCGTTGAGCGGTGGACTTTAAGGACCTCGGCAATCTGTGGAACAGACACACCTTGGCTTCGGAATGCTAAAACGATTTGCAGGTCGCCGCCACCAATTTTCGAATTATTACTGTTTAAATAATGATTATGGTATGGGTTGATGCACTTGGTGTTGTTACATGAATTTTTGACGACTTTATCTTTTTGTATATCAAGATAACCTAGTATCAACGGGCGTATATAAAATCTTTTATTTACTGCATATATAGAAGGCACATGATTAGTGAAAGATCCGTCCCAGATATCACATTCTTTGTAATCAAACTGATTAAAAGCTAGTTTTTCGTAAAGTTTGCTGAGCTTACTTTCCTTTTTTTGACCGTAAATCAACTCAAATTTATCAGCTCCAAGGCTTCGACAGATGTCCAGCGACTGTGCCTGCGCGTGGCCCGCATCGAGTGCTTTTATTGCGAGCTGAGTTTCGGCTTTTCCGCGTGAAATGAGAACTGAATATTCCTCAGAAGACATCGTTAGGTTCGAACCTGAGAAGATTAGCTCTCTCCTCAGGTCCCATTCGATTGACTAAGCGAAAAAGGTTTAACCAGAATTTAACTTCTGATATAAAATTTATCATTATTTATTTTTCTTATTTTTCTTTTTCTTGGCTTTTCTAGCAGCTCTCTTGATTTTCCCTAAATCTTTAACGTTCAGTTTTTTACCGACGTCGGCCCTTTGAACGATTTGTCTTACTTCTTTTTTAGTTGGTTTTTCTCCTAATTGTGCCTTAATTTCCGCTCGAACTTGCCTCATAATTGACTTTTCTCCCTCTTTAGGTTCTTTTTCCTTAGCAGTCTGTACAACTGACCTAGCTGCCTTTCTTTCAGTCCTTTTTTCTTTAGCCCGGTCAATTAAAAAATTAGTAAACTGTTTTGCGTCGCGTTTCGAATCAAAATTACTGATACCTGCTTGACTAATGAGTTTTTCAATTTTTTTGTCGCCGATTTTGCTTGCGTCTTTTTTACCCTGAGCTACTGACTGTTTGTTAAATGCGGCCAAGATATTTTTTGCATCATTTGTGCTGTCGTATTGACGACTTCCT